CATCACAATCGACACGAACACCAACGAAGTGCTCTCCACCCGCCAGCCTCGCTTCAAGCATGAGGCCAGCTATTCCACGTCGGTGACGATCCATGTGCAGGGTCGGAAAGTCCGCGTCGAAGGCAACCCAAGCCGGGTAGGGCGGCTGGACAACCTGTTCGGCTTCTCGACCATCGAGCAGTGCGTTTCGGTTTACAACCAGCTTCTGGCTGAGTACGGCCTTCCGGGCTTCACCCGCTGCACCCGTGTTGATCTGCGTGACGGCGCATCAGGTGCAAAGACCGGTGATCGCGTGGCAGACGGCGCCAAGATCGAGCGTATCGACCTGACAACCAACGTATCGGTAGGAGAGGGCAACGTTCTGTCCTACCTGCGTGGCGTTTCCTCCCAGCGCATTGGGCACAGCATCGGCTTCCTGTACCCCAACGGCCGCACTGTCGCGTGGACCCCGAAGGGCAACGGCAAAGGCGGCCGCCTCCAGTACCGCAAGGCCTACGACAAGGCTTTTGAGCTGGATCAGAACCTGCTTCCGAAGATCAAGCGCCTGTATGGCGATGAATCCCCCGAGTTCCTGTACGTGCAGCGCGTCCGCGACTACTGCGCGCTTCATGGCGTGGTTCGCATGGAGCAGGAGCTGAAAAACGAATTTTTGCAGCGCGAATGCTTGGCCTATTGGGGCCTCTTTGACGAACGGCGTTTTGCCGAACTCCACGACGAGTTTTTGAGAATTGACGAGCGACTGAAGGTGACCGCCATGGACATCGTTTCCATATCCGAACAGCTCTTGGCTGAGCAGATCGTAGACACCACCCGTGCAGCAAATACCACCGCCATGTATGCGATTCAGTGGATGCACGGGCAACAGTTCGACTTCGACAAGTCTGCCGTGAAGACCCACGCCGCTCGCCTCAACCGCATCGGCATCAACATTCGTAACGCCTGCGACACCTCCCGCTTCGCGCCTGTCTTCGTTCGTCAGGCCCGCGAGATCACCAAGTCCACCGTGCTTGCAATCCCGAGCTGGTACCAGCGCCCGAACCATTTGCAGGTGGCCGCATGATCGCCGCGACCGCATCTTTGATCGCAACCCTCGCGGGTGGCGCTATCGCGCTCTACCTCGTGCGTTTGGAGTTCCGCCCATGAGAACCGTCAGCTTCCAAGGCACCCAGCTCACCAGCGGGCAGCGCCGCCGCCTTCAAGAGCAACAGCAGGCCCGGTCATTCGTGAATCCGGTTTTGCAGCAGCAAGTAAACGAAACCCTGGCAGCGCTCGAAGCTCGCCAGTCCCACGGCACCAAGCCCGAACGCCAATGGTTCTTGGAACGCCAAGAGCGTGGCACTCCCTGCGTTGCCGACCTGTTCGGCTTTTAAGAGGCAATATCCATGGCTATGACTATCAAGATCGAAACCACCGGCAACTTCCGTACCGGTACCGCTGCCAAGTCCGGCAAACCCTACTGGATGGCCGAAGCCTTTGCGCACCTGCCGGGCGTCCCGTATCCGCAGAAGTTCAGCTACTACGCCGCCTCTCAGCAGGAAGTGCTCCCGGTCGGCCATTACGAGTGCGACGTCAGGTGCTCTATTAAGGATGACCGCATCCATTTCGAAGTTGACCCGCGCCAAGGTCGCCGTATTTCTTCGCCGCAACCTGCACAAGTTGCTCCGGCGAAAGTTGCAGGCGCTAACTGATGTATTTGCTCGCGTGCGACGGTAACTGGAAAACTTCGCCGGATGGTTACTTGTCCTGCGTTGGAACTCTTACTGCCATCGAGCGCGACGAATTAGGCCAGTCCGGCCTAACTCCCGAAGATATACCGGTACTTACCGGCCAAGCGCTGGTTCTGTTCGCGGTTATTTTCGGGATTCTTGCAGTAAAAAAAGCTCTTTCAACCCGCACATAGGAGTGCATCCCATGCAAAAGCTCAAAGCTCTTTTCGCCGCTGGTTCCACCTTTGCTGCTGGCTCGGCCTTCGCTGCCGTTCCGACTGGTGTCACCGAAGCAATCACCGAGGCCGGTGCTGACGCCGCTGTGATCGGCGGTGCCGTTCTGGTCGTCCTGGTCGGCATTGCTGCGTTCAAGTACATGCGTCGCGCGATGTAATAGACCCGCAGTGCAATCAAGGGGCTCGGGTCAAACCGCGCCCCTTTTTATTGGGAGAAGTGAAAGATGGGAGCGACGGAATATGCGGTTATTGTTATCACGCTTGCTATGTGGGCTCTGTTTTTTGGGCGTATTTAGCACAGTGGCTGCTGTTGAGGTGCCTTGGCGAGTTGACGGGGTAGACGGTACTTTTCCGTCACCGTCACAGGCTTGTACAGCCTGGCTCTCGAAGATAAATCAACCTCGTATTCAGGCGGGGCTTACTCCATATACCCTTGGCCCGGTTGTTCGCCTTAGCTCCTATCAATACCGATGCCCGTTAGTATTTAACGGAGTAGAGCAAGTTGGCTCGGGTGAGATTGCAAAACGTGATATGGACTTCGTTTGTCCGCCAGAAAATGACGACACCAACGGCGAGTGTTTGCCCCCAGCGCCACCACCCGACTGCTCTACAGCCGGTCCCGGCATATTTTCGAAAACCGGCCCTATTATTATTAGCGGCGGACGGAATTATGTAGCATCGTCCGGGGGTGGCACTGTTTGTTACGGTCAGTGCAATCACACGCTGAGTAATTCGGCGTCTAGCTGTTATTCCTCCGGCGACGGTACGGGTTTCTGTAATTATATCGGGACGCCTGACGGTACTAATTGCACCGATTCCGATGCACCATTGGGCCGAACTGGTGACCCGCTCAATCCGCCCGACACGCCTGACGTCCCTCCATCTGACCCTGATGATCCCGGCTGTCCTCCGGGCTATGGCTGGTCCGGTACTACCTGCGCAAAGAACCCCGACGACAACGGGAACCCGCCTGGTGATGGCTCGGGCGGCGACGGCGGCGACGGCGGTGATGGTGGCGACACTGGAGGCGGTGGCGGTGGCGGTGATGACGGCGGCGGCGATGGCTCTGGTGGTGATGGCGGCGATGGCGGGGATGGTGGCGACACTGGTGGCGGTGATACTGGCGGTGGTGTTCCTGGTGATGGCGGCTCCGGTGATGGTTCGGGTGATGAGGGTGAAGAGCCGGTTTCCTCAGTTGGTGGTGAGTCCTGCTCGGCCACGATTACCTGCGAGGGCGATGCTATCCAGTGCGCCATTCTCCGATCGCAGAAGAAGCAGGCATGCGCCGACGAGGAAGCTCGCGATTATTCGAAGGCTGCACCGACCATCAACACCGAGATAGCCAAGGGCGAATATCAGCTCAAGGAAGAGACCGTCGATGCAAGCGGCTTCTTCAACATGGGCAATCGGTTCTACAGCTCGACCTGTCCTGCTCCTAAGTCCCTGCGCATCGAGAGCTTCAACCGCACTATTCAGCTTTCCTATCAGCCGCTTTGCGATTTCGCCGGGGCGCTTTCTTATATCGTTGTGGCGATGGCCTCGCTGTTCTTTATGGTCTATGTCGGCCGCTCTTTCGGAGGTGAATAATGCACTTTGTCGCGATTATGACGTTCCTCAGCACGGCCATCGTTCCCCTGGTCAAAAAAGTGCTGTCTGCCCTGGGCATTGGTGCCGTCACCTATGTCGGTATCAACTTCGTGATGGATCAGGCGAAGGCCCAGGTGATGGCTCAACTTACTGGCGTGTCGGCTGACGTCGCCCAGATCATGGGCATGTTCAAGTTCGACGTAGCGGTCAACATCGTGTTTGCCGCGGTGACGACGCGCATTGTTCTGTCGGGCGTAAACAAGGTCAGCGGCTCTAAAAAGTCGCTTGGCTCGGTTGGGGGTAACTGATGTCCACGGCAACGTTCGTCCTTCGGACCGGCAAACAGGGCAACGGTAAAACCCTCAACTCGATCAAGGAAATCGACCAAAAAGCGCACAGGGAGGGGCGCACGGTCTATTACTGCAACATCACCGACTTCAAGCCTGACCATCCGGCCATCAAGGCCACCTGGATCGAATTTGATCACCCTGAGACTTGGTATGAGCTTCCTCAGAACGCGATCATCGTGATCGACGAGGCGCAGACTTGGTTCCGTGTTCGCCCCCAAGGCTCCAAGGTGCCTCTCTATGCGTCGAGGCTTGAAATTATGCGGAAGGATGGTCACGAGCTTCACGCCATCACGCAAAGCCCGAAGCTTATTGACGCGCACATGCGCGAGCTGTGCGGCATGCACATTCACTACCACCGGGGGCGCGGCGGTAAGTTCATCAAGCGGTGGGAGTTCGATCAGCCGGTCATGAACGTCGGCGAGAAGCTGGATTTTCCCGATGGTCAGTCGACCCGTATCACCATCGATCCGACTTATTTCGGCTGCTACAAATCGGTGAAGGATGGGACCGAGCACCATTTCAAGTTCAAGCCGCCTCGTGCGCTCTATGTTTTCGCGGCCTGCCTTGTCCTGCTCGGCCTTGCCGCCTGGAAGGTATCTGGACGCATTGTCGGCGATGCGCCGGAAGTTGCCGAGCCTGAGCCGGTGGCTCAGCCGTCTAAGGGCATTTTGGCTACGGCTTCGCCTGCGTCGATGGACACTATCGGCGTCGATGAATACATCGCCTCGCGCACGCCTCGGGTTGCTGACGTGCCGTCGTCGGCTCCGAGGTATGACCAGATTGCCCAGCCGGTGACCTTCCCGAAGCCGTTCTGTGTCTCCACCAGCGATCTTGAAATGCTCAAGCGCAACTCTCGGCGCATGTCCGTTGGCTACGACCAGGACGGCAATCTTGCGGGCTGTCGCTGCAACAGCCAGCAAGGGACTCGCGTCGACGTGTCGTTCGAGTTCTGTATGTCCGCCGTCACCAATGGGTTGTTCGACGACACTAAGCCCGATCGCCAGCAACTGGCCGGCAGCGACGGCGGGACGGACGGCCCCGCCGGCCGGCACGCGGGCGCGGCTGCCCAACTTGCTGCCGTCCGTTCTGGGTCGCCGTCAACTGTTGGTGACGCGGAATATGTGCCGCGTCCTATGCCACGACTCGATGTCGTTCGTGCTGGGCTTTGATTGGGGCGCTTCGCATAATCGGTGACGTTACGTTTAATCGGCTCCGGACAATGCTATAAGCTCCGGGGCCGATTTAATGTAACGTTGATTATGCGCTGCGCTGTCGATCTCGAACCCCATGTCATCAAGACCGC